CCGCAACAAGCGCAGCCACAGTGCAAACGCCTACTTCCATGTTCTGGTCAACAAGATCGCCGCCGAAACTGGCGAATCGGATGACCTTGTGAAAGAGCGGCTGGTTGTGGCCTACGGCACAGTTGCGAGGGACAAGGATGGCTGCACCGTGGGCTTCAAACTTCCGGTCAGCGTGGATGTTCACGACCTCTACAAATACACCCGCTGCTTTGATGTGCGGGAAGAGGACGGAAAATGGTTCAACTGCTACTTGGTTTACAAGGACACCAGCAAGATGGACACGAAAGAATTTTCACACCTGATTGACGGTGCGATTGATGAAGCCAAGGCTCTGGGAATCGAGACGGATACCCCGGAGCAGTTGGCCCGGTACAAGGAGGAATGGTCACGATGAAAGGCCGAATCGTCATCTGCGACTACTGCGGAACGCCCGCAGACTTCGTAGACAGTTCGGTGGTTTACCACGGCCACAGCTTCGGCATGATTTACCTCTGCCCTCGCTGCAGTGCCTATGTCGGCGTACACAAGGGGTCTGACAAACCCCTTGGCCGCTTGGCAAATTCGGAGTTGCGCAACTGGAAAAAGGCAGCTCATGCAGCATTTGACCCGCTCTGGAAATACGGTCCCTACCGTGGTCGCCGGAATGAGGCCTACCGCTGGCTGTCCGAGAAGATGGGCACCCCGATTGAATTTACGCATATTGGAATGTTCGATGTGGACCAGTGCCGCAAGGTGGTCAGCATCATGCGAGAAGAAAGGAGCCAGTTATGGCGGACACAGCTTTGAGCAGAACAGCATCAGTTACTATTCCCTTGGATGAATACAACCGACTGCTGACAGCGGAAATTGAATTGAAAATCATCTATGGCAGAGTCGACCTCTGCGCCTATTACGACATCGGTTCCTTTGTGACCGCAATGCGTGACGTGCTTCATCCGGCTTGCCACCCTGAAATTCAGGAGGATCCCAATGCTGAATAATTGCACATTTCAGGGCCGCTTCGCTGCTGATCCTGAAATGCGGACCACACAGAGCGGCCTGACAGTTGCCAGCTTTCGCATGGCCGTTGACCGGGATAATGTCGGTCAGGATGGCCGGCGGGCTACCGATTGGCTGAATTTCGTGGCATGGCGTAAAACAGCAGAGTTCGTTTGCCAGTATTTCCGCAAGGGCAGCACGGCTCTTGTGGAGTGCCAGTGCCAGACCCGCTCCTACGAGGACAAGAACGGTCAGAAGCGCACCGCCACCGAGTTTGTGGTCCAGAAGATTCACTTTTGCGGCCCCAAAACGGAGCAGCGAGTGGATGATGGCGGTGAAGCACCGCCGCCGGGCTGTCAGCAGCCGTCCTATCAGAATCAGCAGCCGCAGCAGATGGGATTCAACACCCAGAGCCAGCGGCAGCAGTGGCAGCAGAATGCCCCCGGCGGGCAGCAGCCCGGCTACTCGCAGGGTAATCCCGATGATTTCTCCGAAATCGATGACACGGATGACTTACCGTTCTAAGGAGGTCTGCTGATGGCGACTGGCAAACGATACTACTGGATAAAACTCAAGGATAGCTTCATGTCCTCAGACGAGATTGACTATCTTATGAGCCAGCCGGACGGTGCCAACTATGTTGTTCTCTATCAGATGCTCTGTCTCAAGACCATCAACAGCGAAACCGACTGGGCGGCAAAAAATCGCAAAATTCGTAGTAATGCTGCGAATAGGGAGCTACAGGCCGGACACGGCACTGGACACGTCACTGGACACGCAACTGGACACAATGTGTCCACTGGTGGTGGAGAAAATGTCCCTACAGAGAAAGAGATAGATAAAGATATAGAGATAGAGAACAGAGAAAGAGTAAGAGATAACGGTAGTCCGGCTGTCGATGCCGGACTTGCGGAGATCATCGGCTCTTACGAGGAGAACATCGGCAGCTTCCCGCCGGCTGCAAAGGATGCCCTGATGGGCTGGCGGGAGATTTTCGCGGATGACCTCATTCTGCTGGCCATCAAAAAAGCTGCTCTGTCCGGCGTTCGCAAGTGGAACTACATCAACGGCATTTTGAAGTCATGGAAAAACGAGGGCGTGAAAACCCTTGGTGATGTGCAAGCCCGCGACCAGCGGCGTAAGCCCCCGGCGGGTCAGCAGCCAAAGCGTTCCGCTGCCGATGACTACGATGAAATTTTCGGAGAACTTTTAGGAGGCTCGACAACATGACCGATACGAAATTGCGTGAGCTGCTGGTGGTCATCGATGACCACTACGGCCGCGCCCGCAGCTTGGAGGAGCGCAGGGCCGACACGCAAATCTACATCCGGGCGTTTGGCACCATCCCGGACGAGATTGTGGAAAAGGCTCTGTATACGGCATTTACACAGTGCAGATTCCAGAACCAGCTGATTGTGGACTGGTGTGCTGAAATCAAAAAGCTGCTGTCAGCCCAGCAGCCCTCGGCAAATGACCTCTGGGCGCAGGCTGCGGCAGCTGCCCGGAAAATCGAGGCAAATCTGTAGTACCAAACCCACGGCGGATTCATTGCCCCTGATGGGCGCAAGCTGAAAGGCGAAGATTTCAAAAAGGAAAACGCGAAAATCTTCGCTGCCCTCCCGATGGTGGTACAGCGGTGGGCTGGCTCCCCGGCGGACCTGTCGGAGATTTTCAGCAGCCGCAGCAGCGCGGATCTGCGCCAGTTCGTCCGGCCGGGCTTTGACCGGGCTGTGCAGGATGCCCCGGTTGAGAGTTTGCAGCCCCCGGCTCTGCCCGGCGGCGCAGCCCCGGCACAGATTGGAGGTGGCACGGCATGAGGTCGAAAAGACCATTCCGCAGCCTGATCGTGTGCGTTTCGTGTGCGATGGTTGGCTGCATCCTCGCAAGCACGGCCTACTCCCGGCGGGTGGACGAGTTGGAAATCGAGCGGGATATTTACGCCAGCCGTTTTCAGAACTGGCAGACGCGGGCGATTGACGCGGAGGAAAACGCCAGCCAATTTCAGACCGAGGTTGACAACTTAACCGCAGAGCTGAACGCCCAGACCGATTTGACCCTTACATACGCCGGGTCGTTCAGCTGTACGGCCTATTGTGCCGAAGAATACGCCCACATCTGCGGCGAGGGACACAGAATTACATCCAGCGGCGCAAAGGTGCAGCCGGGCGTGACCGTGGCAGCTGACACCAGCATCCTGCCCTACGGCACGGTGGTCTATATCGAGGGTGTAGGTCTCCGGGTCGTTCAGGACACCGGGAGTGCTGTGGTAGGTAACAAGCTGGACGTGGCGGTGAACACCCATGCAGAGGCTCTAAGCTGGTCTGGCTGGGGTTCCCGCCGGGTCTGGATCGTTTCAGGAGGTGCAGAGCCGTGAAAAAGTCGTTTCAGACCGAGATGGATGACACTCAACAGGCTGTCAGCCAAATCGTGTGCCTGTGTACCACCATTGCGCAGCATCAGGAGTTCGGCGTTGGCAAGACCCGCCTTGACCGCATTACAGACAGGATTCACGAACTGGAAAATCAGAACACCGAAGTCATTATGACCCCAGATGCCAATGGCCGCCCCTCTAAAGCCATGGCCGAGGCCATTCGGGAAAGCTGGTTGGCGGGGTATGTCACTTCCGACTACCGCATCCCGATGCTACGGGCACCTCGTGGCCGCAAAGAGCAGCAATATCAAATTGCTGGAAACAAAGCTGCAAGAATCGCATGGCAGATTTACGCAAAGGCAGTTATTGACGTACTGCACTATGGTCCAGAACGGCTGGAACGGCTGCGCAAAGAAAGCCACGCCAACTATGAACAGTTGAACCAGTGGGCGCACGAGGACGGTTTGGACGTAGCAATGGAAAAGCTGCGCCGCTGCGCTGCCGATGCCATGCAAGCCCCGGATCTGGAAGTTACCGATATTGATGGCAGCAAGGATGCCGCAGAAGTGGACAAGGAGTTCCGCAAGCAGCGGCTGAACTTTATCAAGCGTGTCCGGGCACAGACCCTTGGGCGCATCGGTGCAACTGCGCAGCCTGTCAATGTGCTGGCTGACCAGAGTATGCAGGATAAGATTCAACTGGTGATGCAGCAGGTTTCCCAGCAGTCTTTTGAACGTAGGAGGACGCATTGACATGGCAAAAAATGAGTACGGAGAGAAGCTGGACAGCAATGGCTATGCGCCCAGCATCCTCAGCAAGAGCCCCACCTGTCTGATTTGCGGGCGGTATCGCACCGCCCGGCACGAAGTCTTTTTCGGACCGTACCGGGATAAGAGCAAGCGACTTGGCCTGTGGGCAAACCTCTGCCCTTGGTGCCACCAGAACGGTGTGACTGCCGTACATACAAACCGGGAGGCAGACCTCCGCTTGAAAAAGTGGGCACAGAAAAAGGCCATGGAGCATTACGGATGGCCGGAGGCGCGGTTCATCCAAGAGTTTGGGAGGTCGTACCTGTGAACACCTTCCCAATTATCGCTATCGACCCCGGCAACACCCAGTCTGGCTACTGCGTGATTGATCGCAGCACCCTGCGCCCTCTGGAATTCGGAAAAATCGACAATGCGGAGTTGCTGCAAAAGCTTTCCTCTGCCGGGGCACAGGGCTGGCGGTGGGCGGTCATCGAGATGGTGGCCTCCTACGGAATGTCGGTAGGCCGGGAGGTGTTCGATACCGTCCTCTGGATCGGCCGCTTCTACTAAGCCCTGAACGCCTGCTGCCCGGTACGGCTGCTGTGCCGCATCGAGGAGAAGCGACACATCTGCCACAACACCCGCGCCAATGATGCCGCCATCCGGCGGGCACTCATTGACCGATTTGCAGACCACGACCTCAAAAATGGCCGTGGTACAAAAAAGAACCCGGATTTCTTTTACGGCTTCAAAGCCGATGTGTGGGCAGCCTACGCTGTGGGCCTGACCGCCATTGAAAACCGGGATAACGATTATCATTTTTCTGCTACTTGAAAGGAGCACATACCATGGATAGCTACGAAAACGAAGCCTCTAAGTTCGCCGCCCAGCGCACCAAGCTGAAGAACATCTGCGAGGCGCACGACCTGACCTATAC